GTTTGTTCTTTTACATAACTCAAATCTTCAGATTCTAAGAAGTTCCAAACTTGCTTTAGATTGTCTACAATCGATTGTTTAAGAACATCCCTTTCAACCTTATCTACTTCATTTTTAAATACATCTAATGTAGGTAAAGATGAGTAAGAATCAAAGTGAGACATTGTTTTGGTTACTAACCATTCGTTAGCATCCGAATCAAACATCTCAGGTTTAAGGATATCATATACTTGTTGTAAGAATATTCTATCTGTTAATAAGCAAGATATAATCTTTAGCTGAAATGATGTACCAAATTTGTTTCCGAATTTATCCATATTGTACCAATATACGAATTATTATTGTAACTACCAAATTATTTTCTGGTTTGTTTTGAATATTTATCCAAATCACCCCAAGTGTTTACTAACCACGTTTCTACATTCTTAAACGCAGTGTAAAGTTTATCAACCATAAACTCTTTTTTGAATCCAAAAGAATTTAATCCGTTGATTGGTGAATCAATGATATTTCGTACATTTGATGTAATCGCTGAACCCATTATTGGGTCTGATAACTGCATTAAATCGTAATTTAATTTCAAAGTATCGGTATGTTCCAATATTTTGTTTTTCAGTTTCTCATCATCCAATTGAGATACCCTTTCGAATAAGGTATCTAATGTTAATCCATCCGATTGAAGGAAATCTAATTTGTTTATTAGTGTTTTTGGTCCGATACCCCTTACGCCAGGAATATTATCGGATTTATCACCATCAAAAATTCTATAATATACTAAGTTTTTTGATGGAACTCCATATAACTCTTTTACATCCTCTTTGTGCATAAGTTTCTTTTTAGTTGGTAGATATACTGATATTCTATCATCTACCAATTGTAAGAAATCCTTATCAGAGGAAATTATCATAACTTCTTTTTTAAATATATGTCTGGCAGCGTATGCCATAATATCATCTGCTTCAATGTAATCAATGTAACACAAATCAACAGGTAAGAACTCTAAGTATTTGATTAACGTATTAAAGTTACGTTTCATAGATTCTGCTTGGTCTTCTAAATCTTCGTACCCAACCAATCTATTAACTTTAGTTAATCCTGTTCTACCTTCTTTGTATCCCTTATACATTTTCTTTCTACGTGTCGAACCACCCTTACCATCAAAAACCACCAAAACTCTAGTTGGTTTGTTCTTACGGATAAGAGCGCCGAGGGATAACAGACAACCTGTTACCCCACCGACGTGTTCTCCATCATCATTCAGAGTTGGAACTGCCCCAAAGCATCTGATGAAAAGATTTAATCCATCTACAATCATAACTTTATCATTAACATTCCGTTTGGGTGTTTCTGATAATTTATTAAACATTTCTTTGTAATTAGATTTCGTGTCCTTCATCTAGCTTTGTTGTATCTGTGTTTGCAGCTTCAGATGCCTCTTTGTATCCTAAGATATATGCATCACAGATTTGTTTATACATTTGTTCCTTTACCTCTGGTCTTTCTTCTAAGATTTTAGTGAAGTTCTTAGCTTGGAATTTAATCTCTTCTCCAGTTGATTCATCAACCCAAGTATACCAAGCTCCACTTATCTGTATCAACTTATATGTTTTCATAGTGTTCAACCACGAACCATATCTATCAATACCTCTATCAAAGTAGATTTCAAAATCAACTGCTCTTAGTGGTGGTCCCATTCTGTTCTTAATGACTTGAACTCTAGTCTTAATACCAACAGTTTGTTCAACACCCCCAACTTTAGAATTGAGTTTACCCATTTGTTTCATTCTCAATCTACAACTAGCGTGAAAACCTAATGCTTTCCCACCTGATGTAGTATAAGGGTCACCAAAGGATACTCCCATTCTAACTCTAAGTTGATTTGTGAATACAACCAATATTCTCTCTCTACCAATAAGATTTGTAATCTTTCTCATTGCTTTTGAGATAATGATTGCTTTTTGAGTAGCATAACCAGCTTGGTCATAATCAGCTGCTAATTCTACTTTAGTTGTTGCTGCCGCTACAGAGTCAACTACTATTGTTACCAATCTATTATTATCGGATTTTCTAATTGATTCGATAATTGAATCCATAGCATCAAAGATATCTTCTACTGCTTCTAAAGGTACATAAAGTAACTTTTGAGTATCAACACCTAATGCTTCTAAGAATTCTTGATTGATTGCGTTCTCTGTATCAATATACACTGCCAAACCACCCTTCTTCTGAGTATTTGCTAATGTATGTGCTGATAACAGAGATTTACCACTCGCTTCTAGCCCCGTAACCTCAACAATTCTTCCAACAGGAAATCCACCATTTGGTCGATTCGATATAGCTAAATCTAACATATCATCTCCTGTAGACACCCACTCAGTTAAGTCGGTGGGTGTCTGTTCGGAGCCATCAAGGAAGTAAGCTACTTTCGATTGTCCTTTGAACTTTTTGTTCAGGTTATCTGCTAAAATCGATGATAATTCATCTCGATTTGTTTTAGCCATAGTAACTTAGTTTTTAATTATTGAATAAATCTTCAAATGCGTCTTTTACATCTGTATTAGTTGAATTACCTACAGCAGCCGGTGCTGGTGTTGGTTGAGTAGTGTTTTGAGTAGGTTGAGCTTCCTCTTCCTTATTATCTTCACCAACTGAACCAGTTTCCATCCAAGTTTCCAATAATCCCTTCATATCATCATATGTATATTTCTTAAACATATTAGGAAGTTCAATTTGGTCTTTTACCAATTCTAAAACACTTTTATCTTCAGTAATTGGAGTTTGGTTCGGTTTAACTCTGATATAAGTTTCAGGATAGTTTTTCCCTAACTCTTTAGCAGTTTTAAACTCAACAGTGATATCTCTACCATTTGTTGGGTCTGTTAAATCACCATAATCTGGGTCTGCAAAGAAAGCAAGTAGTTCTTGATACACAGTTTTACCAAATCCCCAAAATTTGATTCCTTCAGATTCCTCACCTCTTACTAATACAGGAACATAAGTTCTCATTTTAGGAGTAAGTTGTTTTGAAAGATTCCAATCGTTTCTATCACCAGTCGATTTCAATTGGTCAGCGAACTCCACTAATGGGTCTGCCTCACCATGTGTTTGAGGTGAAAGAATATTCTTACCACCAAAGTTGTAGTGGAAAAATAGTTCGATAAATGGATTTGATGGATTGTGAACGTAAGGAACGATTCTTACTTGTTGTTTACCAGGTTTTGGTTTCCACAAATTGTCAGTTTTTGTAGTTTTCGTCTGTAAACTGTCCAGACGGTTTCGGATTGCATTTAAGTCAATTGCCATAATTTACCTTTTTTTAGTTATTATTAATTATTATTTAAACAAATATACGAAAGTTTTTTCAAACTTCCAAATTATATTTCACTTTTTATTTCAACACCACTATTTAAGCCCATGTGTTGATATGGTACTAATATACAAAAAATATTTTAAACTACCAAATTTATTTACAACAATTACATTGGTTGTTCGAACCACAAGATGAGCTACACTCTTCTTTTGATTCACAAATACATTCTGTACAATTACATTCTTTCATTATATAACTGATGATTGTCCATCACCACTTTTAACAATAAGAGGATATAGAGTTCCTCTTACACCAGCATCAACATTTACTTCTTGTCTCCAATGGTTCTCTACTCTTTTAAGAGATGCTTTAGATGGTCTCTTTATAGCTGCATCTATTAGAGTTAACCATTCTTTAAAAACCTTCTTTGTATTATCTAATGTTTTTTCCATTTCTTTCTTTGAAGAGTATCTCCAATAATGCCTATGGGTTTCTTTTGGTACATCACCAATATCTGAATGAAGTTTGTATTTGTGGTTTATAGCCATCTTAACTCCATTTTTAAGAACAGGTAATGCGTTTTGTGCATCCATACCATATCTACTAATATCTATTAAAGGTGCATTTTGTTGAATGGCTTGCATTATTTGCTTACCTTTTTTATCCTGTACTTTTAGATATTTCGTACCTTCATTGAGTTCAGCTTTAGCTCTTGCTATTTGCTCAACCATCAATTTTCTATTTTGTTCTATATTTCCCATTGTATATCTTCCTAATCTTTATATAGTATAACTATAAATATTAAAATTTTTTAATTAACGTCAACTATTCTGAACAATTTAGTACCCATAACCTTGTACCCATCACCATCTGTAAGGATAATAGAGTTACGATAATCATTCCAATTGACTTGATAAGATTTATCTTCTTTACCACCATTTAATTCTTTAATCAATCTGTTTAATGCGTTGATTGTGTAAATAGTGTTTGATTCTTTTTTTCTGTGTACCATTATACTGTTAGGTAAAAACCTATTTTCTCTATTTGGTATGATGTTATAACTAATCACCAATTCTTTAGATGGTTCTAATTTCAGTATGAATATCTTTCTACTGAATAATTCGTATCCATCAAAAATCTTAGTTAACAACCCTTCAAACGAAGATTCTGTTGTAAAAGTACATAATAGTTGCGTTCTCACTCATTCTCTCCGTATTTATCAAACACCTAATTTTCTTCGTTCTTTAGAAGAAATTTCAGGTTCAGGTGGATATAATTCCTTATTCGCATCATACAACTCTTTACCAAAATCTGTAGCTATTTGAAATTCTAACCCAACACTTGATGCGTAACCCTGTCCTTTTTGTCTACACTTAACTTCTGCTATTCTAACACTTTTAGCGGGTTCTTTAGATTCATAGACGAGATAGTTATCACCATTCTCATCCTCTTTCATAGTTAAACCTGCTTTAAAATCTTTATAGTTATCAATACCAAATATATTTTCTAAAGTTTTTGGGTCTGCGGATAACCCACCTATTGCCATCTTTTCTTCACCCTCTAATAAAGATTTCATTGGTAGCTTTTCTGCTAAAGCATTTAAACACCCCTCTTTTGCATCTTCATCTTCAACTAAAAATTGTATCGTATCGTTTTGGTATCTTTTAATTGAACCTTCTGGATATTTACCATCTTCACCCTTTTCATAACCTAAATGATTATTTAAAAATTCACTTGATTGTGTTTTACCCTCAACACCATTTGCTATTTCATTAGCTCTTGTAACAGTTGCATGCATAAGACTATATTTCTTAAATCTATCTGCTGCGCCCGTACCCATTACTTCTTTAAATCGTTTTCCATCTATTGGTGGTGGTACATCCATCGATGATAATTTATTTAAAATCTTTTCTGCTTTAGGTTCTATTTTATATCCTTTTTTTGCATCACCTGATATAACACCTAATGCTGCCAAACTATTT